TAAGGTAAGTATAGTTAGGGTAAGTATAGTTGGAGTAAGTATTATTAATAACCTCAGAAGGGACCAAGGCCAGAGGGTCCTGGCTTAGTCATTCCCATGTGGGCATGGGACCAGAATTCAGATTTTAACGTAAAAAAGGTTAATAATATCAATAATGAGGCATAAAGTGTTCAAATATGTACTTACTGAACACATTGGGTGTGGTTGGGCTGGTCTGAGTCTAGGCCTACTGTTGCTTATATATTTGCTGTTCTTTGCCCCCCGGGGCCATCCCCACCGGGGGTGCAAATTGCATAAGGCAACACACACCCAAAATACTAACTAAAAAATTTTTGCAAAAAACGAATCCAATTTTTCTGATATGGGCAAGGGTATTCTTAACCGTGGAGCTCAAATTCACAGGGATAAAAAAAGGTACAACAGGAAAACAATGAAACCAATCAAGAACATCTCTAAAACGGTGTTAGATGAAAGAAAAAAGGATATAGGTAAGGATATATCGAGACACCCTAGAATTGGGGATAAGGTATATTTTGAGGTGGAAGATGAATTACACGAGGGAAAGATGAGATTGGTCCATGCTAAGATTTTGAGGGAATATCCAAAACACAGGGGTAATTGTTGTACTTATTTAGCTTATGATTGTGTTGATTTGGATATTGAGGATACTTTTTATACTATACCCTATGAAAAAGAATTTATCAAAGTCGATCCTGGATGATCTGAAAAAGCAAATTGCTGAAACAGGTTCAGGGTTAGTTAAATGTGATACCAGGGAGCATACTGAAAAAATGTTCCATTGGTTGGAAGGTAAATTACCTGATAATTTTGGAGTATGGATTATAGATGCTCCAGGGAGGGAAAATGAAATCAATGTATATCAAATCATTGGAAGTGGTTTTGAGTCCAGCCGAAATATCAATTGGGGCAACAGTAGGACTTCAAAGGCAGTTAAAATGCCTGCATCGTTCAAAAAATGGAAAAAGCTTAGAGATTTATAAGGAATCTTGGGGTAATCCAGGTGCTAAAGGATTGTGGGGTAATTCTATTGAAGGAGCACTTGGTGAATTTGCATTGGCTAAGTATTTAGGTGTTTATCCAACTGGCATTTCAGGTTACGATTCGACGGACGTTGGAGAACATTATGAAGTAAGAACAAGACCTCACCCAAATGATGAGTTGTTTTTGAAGAAAAGAGATAAAAAGGATAAATATTATGTGTTAGTTATTGGAGCATATGGTGTTTATGAGTTAAAAGGGTGGATATCCGCAATTGAAGTATTTTTACATGAAGAGTGGTACCACAATAATGATGGACGAACCTCGTCAAGTTACTGGGTTCCAGACGAGGCTTTGAATCATATTAATTCATTACCAAAGGATTTATGGTAGATACAGTAAGTAAACCAAATATTTTCACTGAATTCATCACAAAATACAAGGATGATCCAGTACAGTTTGTTAGAGATATTTTAGGTGAAGAACCAGATGAATGGCAAAAGAAAGTAATGGTTGCATCCATGAATTCCAGACTACTTGCTGTTAAATCTGGTCATGGTGTTGGTAAATCCACTTGTGCTGCCTGGTTAATGATGCATCATATGTTATGTCATTATCCACAAAAAACTGTCTGCACAGCACCTACTGCTTCCCAACTATTTGATGCTTTATTTGCTGAATTAAAATCTCAACTTATCCGATTACCTCCTGCCTTGAATAAGTTATTTGAAGTATTTAGTGAAAGAATAGTATTAAAATCGGATCCATCTGGGTCGTTTATATCGTGTAGAACTGCACGTAAAGAAACACCAGAGGCACTTCAAGGTATCCATTCTGATAAAGTTTTATTAATTGTTGATGAAGCTAGTTCAGTTGATGATGCTATATTTTCGGCAGCAGGTGGTTCTTTATCTGGTAATGCAACTTTGTTATTGCTTGGGAACCCAACCCGTCCAGAAGGCTATTTTCATGATGCATTCACTAGGTTAGTAGACAGATGGTGGACCCTCACTGTTAGTTGTGAGACATCACCACGGGTAAAAAAAGAATATATCGATGAAATGGCCGAACGCTATGGTATTGATTCTAATACATATCGCATTCGTGTTCTAGGGGAATTTGCAGAATCGTCCGATGATACTATTATTTCTAATGAATTAGTTGAAAGTGCTGTTTCCAGAGATGTAGATCCAACTCAAGGTGATATTTCATGGGGCTTGGATGTAGCTAGGTATGGCTCTGATAAATCAGCTTTATGTAAACGGAGAGGAAACACAGTTATGGAACCAATTAAATCATGGGCAAAACTTGATACAATGAAATTAATGGGTATAATAAATTCTGAATATCAGAAAGCACAAGATAAACAGAAAGCTCCTGTTGAAATATTGGTTGATGTTATTGGAGTTGGTGCTTCTATAGTTGACAGAGGCCACGAACTAGGACTTCCAGTAATTGGGATAAATACTGGAGAATCTGCTGCTCTATCTAACCAATATAAAAATTTAAGAGCTGAATTATGGCATAAAGCTAAAGAATGGTTTGAACAACGCCACTGCCGTATTCCAAGGGATGAACGGTTAATGTTTGAACTATGTTCCCCTAGATATTCTTTTGAATCATCTGGAAAAATTCGGATGGAAACAAAGGATGAAATGAAAAAACGCATAGGCCACCGTGGTTCTCCAGATTATGCCGATGCTTTTGTATTAACTTTTGCTGGTAATGCTGCAACACATGCTGGATTAACAGGCGGCTGGCAAAAACCTCTTATGCGTAATATTCCTGGTATTGTATAACAATAGCCTTAGGTTGTTGTTTAAATTATGATACCATAAGGGAATATATGTCTCTAAAAAAACTCCCGTCAAAGAAAAAATGTGAATACTGCCATAAACTTTATCAACCAGATAAAGTCCAATATGCTAAACAAAAATATTGTAGTAAAAAATGCAAATGGGCAGTCAAAGATATCCGGGATAAAGAATTAAATAAATTTAAAGGTGGTTATAACAGAGAGGTATATATCCGGCTTTGGGTTAAAGCAATGGGTTTGGACTCAGTTATTGCTTACTGTCATTATTGCAATATAGAACTTTTACCAGATCATTTCCATATTGATCATAAAATACCAAGAGGTAAATTAACAATGACTCAATCCAAAAATATAAAGTACTTAGTTGTTAGTTGTTTAAACTGCAATAAGGAAAAATCAGATACCGATTATGATACTTTTATAAAAAGGGAAAATGGCAGAGATTAGTGATTACCCCGAAACCGATGAAATAGAAGAAATAACACCTGACGAGGGGATGTCTGAGGAAGAAATTGGATCATATATAGGACATCTTCTTGATGATGCTATTTCATATTCTGATGATGAATTAGGGCAGGATCGAATAACCTCTGGTAAATATTATTCAGGGCATTTACCAGAACAAGATGATGAAGGCAGATCTGGGGTTGTCTCATACGATGTTCGTGATACCGTAAATCAGATACTACCTTCAATGATGCGGATATTTTTCGGTAGTAAACGGATAATGTCATTTGCTCCAAATGGTCCTGAAGATGTACAAATGGCAGAACAATGTTCGGAATATGTTAATAATTTACTGATAGAACAACAACCCGATTTTTTCAATACATTAATGTCAGTATTCCAGGATGCTTTAATTAGACGGACTGGGATAATTAAGTATTGGTGGGAAGAAGCTGAGAAAGTAACTGCCTCCAAATTCAGTGGCCTTGACGAACAACAAGCTCAAATGCTTGCAGGGGCCGAAGATGTTGAATCTGTGGAAATGGAGACAACCGAACAAACACTTGATGGAACCCCACTTTATAATGTTACTGTTAAGAAAAGAAGTAAAAAAGGTAAAATTAGAATTGAAGCACTCCCTCCTGAAGAATTTATTATTGACCGCAGAGCAAAAAGTGTTACAGAAGCAGATATAGTTGCTCATCGTTCCTATAAAACAATCTCCGAATTAACAAGTTTAGGTTATGACCCAGAAATACTTGAAGAACATGCTTCTATGGATGAATCATTTGGTACTAATGAGGAGTTTATTTCAAGACATTCTGAATCATCTGATCGTGGTCGGGCCCATATGGAGCCAGCCCAAAGAAAAGTTCTTTATTGTGAATCTTATATTAATCTTGATGTTGATCAAGATGGTATTTCAGAATTAAGAAGGATATGTACAATAGGTAATACACATAACGTGGTTGATAATTCACATTGTGACTATATTCCATTTGTTATGTTTTGCCCTGCCCCTGAACCTCATACTGCAATTGGAGCTTCAATCACCGATATTGTTGCAGATATTCAACGGATTAAATCAGCTATTTTAAGGAATGTAATGGATTCCCTTGTGATGGCAGTTAATCCGAGGATGTTGATTCAAGAAAATATGGTGAATATAAAAGATGTTTTAAATACAGAAGTTGGTTCTGTAATTAGAGCTAGAGCACCAGGTGCAGTTCAACAGTTGGATATGCCTTTCGTTGGTCAACAAGCTTTACCAATTCTTGGTATGCTTGACGAAATTAAATCAACTAGGACAGGTATTACCAAAGCTTCTCAAGGTCTTGATTCAGAGAATTTACAATCTGCAACTAGACTTGCTGTTGATTCAACAGTTAAAGCATCTCAAGCTCATATCGAATTAATTGCACGGATATTTGCTGAATCTGGTATGAAACCTCTTTATAAAGGTATATTACAGTTGATTCATAAACATCAAGACAGAGAAACAATGACTAGGTTAAGGAATGAATGGGTTCCAATAGATCCTAGGTATTGGGATGCTGATATGGATATTTTGGTTGATATTCCTCTTGGTGCTGCTAATGATGCAGAAAAGATGAACTTCCTGTCAACTGTGGCCCAAAAACAGGAAACCCTACTACAACAGTTTGGGTTGGAAAATCCTATTGTTAATTTGGGTCAATATCATACGACTCTCTCCCGTATGGTGGAGTTGGCAGGATTGAAAGATCCTAATGCATTCTTTACTGATCCAGCTCAATATCAAGCTCCTCCACAGGAACCACCTCAACCAACTCCTGAAGAACAATATATCCAAATTCAAGCTCAAAAAGCTCAAGCAGATGCCCAAAATGATATGGGTAAACTTGAACTTGACCGGGAAAAAATGATTCGTTTGGATGATAGAGAAAAGGATCGTATTGAATCACAGGCAGAACTTTCTATAATGGATATGCAAGCAAAATATAATACCCAGATGGATGGTTCTAAACTTAAAGCTATGATGGATCGAGATCGTGAAGAGATGAAACAGAATGCGGCCCTCCTTCAAGCTCAATTAGCACAACAACAGCAAGCCCCACCACAACAAACCCTACCTAATGCGTAAAAGCCAAGGTTTAAAAAAGCGCCCTAAAAATATCCGAAAAGCGGAATGGGATTCTTTACCAAATCATTTAAAGGATAAAATATTATCTCAAACAGCAATGAATGAAGCTAAATCATTGCATTCTTTTGGTAATCCTGCCAATTTTATGAAGGGTATTGTTGCAGCCGAAGGTGGTTGGCCAATGGATATTACCTCCATATTAGCTCCTGGTGGAGGTATGTCTCAGGCACAACGATTGACTCA